CAACAATTCATTCGTATGGTCAGCAACTTTTATGTAGAGTTTGGTAGTGAAGATGCTGCCAGCCCTACAGCAATTCAGCGTATTCCTGTTATGTACGGCGATCCTAGCAGACAAGCCGCACAAATTATTCGCAATAACAGTGAAAACAGTTTAGCATCTGTTCCGGCAATGAGTGCATACATTTTAGATTTACAATATGATCGTCGTCGTATGCAAGAACCTTATCACGTTAGCAAAATGAGTTTGCGTTCACATAGACTAGATCACGAAACAGGCACATACGACGAATCAAAGTTTGATAGCTTTACTGTAGAACGACATATGCCTGTACCATATTTGCTAACACTTAACCTAGACATATGGACCAGCAATACCGATCAAAAACTTCAGATCATTGAACAAATTGCTACACTGTTTAATCCTAGTTTAGAAATACAAAGCACCGACAACTACATTGATTGGACTAGTCTAAGCACAGTTCTACTAACTTCAACACGTTGGGATAGCAGAACAGTTCCTGTTGGTGGTAATAACGATATTAGTGTTAGCACTTTGAGTTTTGAATTACCAATTTGGATTAGCCCACCAGCTAAGGTTAAAAGACTAGGTGTTATTCAAAAAGCCATTGCCAGCGTATATGATGCCACAGGAAACCTATCACCAGATATTATCGACGACACAACATATCTGTCAAGACGTATTGTTGAACCATATGGTTATAGCATTATCTATGCAGGAAATACTCTTACACTTGTTCGCAACGAAGCAGTTGCCGAAGAAAACGGCGAGCTAGTACTAGGAGAAGAACTTAAAAACAAAATGAATTGGAAATCATTGATAGATCATTATGGCGAATTAAATGCAGGTGTATCAGAAATTCGTTTGACCAACATTGAACGCACTTATGAATCAACACTGTATGTTAGTTACAATCCGCAAGACGTTACTCAACTATTAGTAACAGATCGAGACATTGACACTTTCCCTGGAAATACCATAGACGGCGGAATTGATGGTATTATTGATCCTTATAACGAAAATATTATTAACCTAATGTATGATGAAAACGATGCGTATTCGCCAGGACAAAACAGACCTGCTGCCAGACAGGGACTGCCCGTGCGTTATCTAACACTAGGACGCATTGGTAGCGCACAAAATGCCGAAAGTGCAGATGTCTGGGGCGGCGGACAAAACCGCAACTTTATTGCAGGAGCTAACGATATTATTGAATACACTCCAGGAGATGGACGCTGGCGTGTTATATTTGATGCCAGTACAGAAAATGACGCAGAGTATGTTACAAACTTAAATACAAACATACAATATAAGTGGTTCAATAATCAATGGACAAAAAGCGTAGAAGGTCTGTATCGCGAAGGCGAGTGGAGAATAGTAATTTAGTAGCAACAGGGTGTGTTATATACGCTCTTGATACCAAACGCTATCTATTTTTACTTCGCAGTGATGTAGGCAAGTATGGAAATACTTGGGGCATTGCAGGCGGCAAAGTTGAAAATCAAGAACGCACAGTTGCAGGACTTCAAAGAGAAATCATTGAAGAGATTGGCGATATTGATATCAAGAAGATTGTGCCGTTAGAAACATTCGTCAGCGATAACGAGAAGTTTACCTTTTACACATATCTAGTCACAGTAGAGCAAGAGTTCCTTCCAACGCTCAATGAAGAACACGAAGGCTATTGCTGGGTGTACTTACACAAATACCCCCGTCCATTACATCCGGGGGTATCGCGTAGTTTTAAATTTGATCGTATAGTTGAGAAACTAGAAACTGTTCAAAAGTTAGCCGATGTCAGCTTCCTTAATGAAATCCCAAACACCAATGTGACGAACGTTGTCTAGTGCTTCCCATTCTTTTGGAAAGTCTCCATCTGGACCTTCAGTAATATAAACAAAGTCTGTTTCTGGATAATTTTCAAATACCATTTTAGCACTCTTAATCCAGAACGGACGTTCTTTAGAATTTGTTTCCATACCCAATAAGAACACTTTGCTATGTCCATCAAATGCGGCTAGGTATGCGGCAATAGCACCTGAGTTCCAAGGTGGATCTTGAGGTATTAGGTACAGTTTGCCTGGATACTTTAGTACCATGTCTGCATTGGTGTATACAATATTAGTGTTGCAGTAACCATTGTCAACAATAGGCTTAACATTTTCATCACTAATAGCTACTAGAAAATCACATTCAATATTGCGCCATGTTTCATTAGTGCCATAGGTTTGTAGTTTGTTGCTTGCTAGAATACCACCTCTATGATTTTTAATTTTTTCTAAGAGCTTACCATCTTTAAATTTTGCGCTGTCGCCGTTACCAATTACAACTGCTTGAGTTGTAAGGTAGTTGTTGAACACGTTGTTTCCAACATATTCTGTTGTTGATATTGATTCTCCACCAGTAAACTCTAGTAGAGTTACAATATCTTCGCCTTCGTATGTAGCGCGAAATTTTTGTGAGATTCTGTACATTCTAGCAAGCTCCTTAATAGGTTATATAGTATATTTATCAGCACTTACTAGGTAATGTATGTAGCGAAAACTTTTACACTGTTGCCCGTAGCGCCGCCTGTGTAAAGTAATCTAACATTTCCTGAGCTAATATCTGTTGTTAGATCGCCTAAAGATGTGTTAGTGGATACTTCGCCGTAGACTGTTATAGTTGCTGTTGTTCCGTTGTGTACTACTAGTGCTTCAATGATGTCAAAGTTTGTGCTGTTGGCTACTGTGACCAAATACTTTGCGCCTCTGTAGGTTGATGCGCTGAATGTATCAACAGCGGTAGCACTTGTACCAACTGAGGTTGCTGTTGGGTCAGTGTTTATGTTTCCGCTAGCAGTTAAGTTACCACTTACTATTAGATCGTTTGTGATTGTAACATCTTGATTGGTTGCGTCAACAGTAATAGCTGTACCGTTTTCACCATTAGCGGCAATTTTCAAATCATTGGTAGCAAAAATACGGAAGTTGTCACTGCCATCATTATCAAACGCACCAACATTTGTCATACGCAAACCAGTGCCACTTTGATCAATTCTTAGTTCGTCAACGCCAGATATGTTACCGCTGGTAAATGATACTGTGCCATCGGTCATTGTGCCAAATGTGCCAGTGCCAGTTGTTGTGATATTAAATGCTTGTCCGTCTAAGTTGCCACCTAGTTGTGGTGTGGTATCATCAACAACGTCACTTAGTCTATCAGCAAACGTGAGTATTCCACTGCCGTTGGTTTGTAGTACTTGGTTAGCACTACCGTCTGTGGTTGGAAACTTATATGCGTTGTTGAATGTGATTGCACCACCGTCATTACCATCAATCTTAAATTGTCCGTTATTGCCTTGAGGATTTGCACCTGTACCGTCAGTATCAACAGCAACCGAAAACTGTGTTCTAGCGGCATTATTTGTATTATCAAAAGCAAACGCACCACCTACAAGTAGTGATGTACCATTATAGTATTCATGGTTACTCCTGAATAGATAGTCACCTGATTGTACAGCACTTGGTGAGGCAATCGTGCCTCTATATCTTCTTGTTCTTACATCTGGAGCGTCAGCACTATCATTGTACTGCTCCATGCGAATCTGTGCTGTTTGAGCACCTTCACCTGTCATATGTAGTGTTACTTCAGGTGAGGTTTGGTTAATACCTAGATAGTTACTAGCAGGGTCTACTGATAGTGTTGTATCTTGTATTAAATTATTGTCATTGCCCACAATCGCAAAAGCGTTTTCTGTGGTAAAGTTATCAGCACGTAGAGTACCACCTGTGATATTACCTGATGTTGTAATAGCACCACCTGATCCAATTGTGACTACTGGAACACTATTGTAGGCTATTTTTACATCATTGGCGCCAACAGAACCAAGCACCGAATCACTGGCACCACCTTCAATGAAAGTAGAAGCTCCGTCTGTTCTATCTAACACCAATAATGCGTTTGCACTGGTGTTTTCTATTTCTACTTGGTATGCTGGACTTGCTGTTCCAATACCAACTCTATTATTTGAAGCATTAACAAAAAGTGTGTTTGTATCAACTGTGAGATTGCCAGTGGCTGTGATAGTACCAGTTGTATTGATATTTCCTGTACCTGTAATATTGTTACTGTTTAAATCAAGATCACCACCCAGTTGTGGTGTAGTGTCTTGAACAACGTCTGTTAGGATATTGTTAACAAAAGTTAAATTAGTGGTATCAATTGTAATAGGATCTGCTGTGGTTAAACGCCATAGTGTGTTAGCATAACTGGTGCCTTCTGTGATAGGAACCAATGCGCCACTGGTAACTACTGCGTTTGAATTAAAATCTAGAGAACGTTGCCAAGTTCCATCACTGCCGCTGCCAACTGTGTTTACCAGATAAATTCCGTTTTCGCTAGCATCAGTTTGTGCAGTAACTAGTATACGATTTGCTACCTGTAGACTTACTCCGTCTACTGTGGCTGGTGTGCCACCTGATAATGTTATGTTGGAAACTGTAACTACCCGACAACTATTCTTATAGTCTGAATCTCGTAGCTGACTTTGTCTAGGTCTGGTTAGTGCCATTATAAAATTCCGCAGTTAATCTCTTTAGATACAGTATTTATTTGTTTTAATACAAATAAGAAAAGGGGCCAAAGCCCCTTTTCTGTTAGTATGTTAGTTATTATTATCTGCCAACTGCAATTTCAATAACACCACTGTTGCCATCAAAGTTTGCTAGTGCTTTACCAATAATCATTCCTGCTTTTGGTTCGCTTGTAGCTCTTGTTGCTGTTCCGTTTGGACCAGCTACCATGATGTCACCCTTTCGGCATGGACCCGAGATCTTAGTTGGAACACGACCTGTATATGCGACAGCAACTACTGTTTCGCCAGTTAAGCCTGTGTTCATTAAGAAGCCAGGAGCAGTAGAAACAACGCCTGCAATTCTTGGAGATCCAGGAGCAGCCTTTGTGACTTCTTCTGCACCACCAAATTCAACTACAGTGCCTGCTTCA